GGGCCGGAAACATGGGTTTCCGGGGCCTTGGCGTCGTGTTTGATCCCCCGGATATAGTCCGCGGCTTTTTGCGCGGCGCCCGCGGCACAAATGACCCATTGAGGGTTAGCGGCGATATGCTCCCGCCAGTGGGCAATGTAGGCGGCGGAGTTTTCCAGGGTTGCTTGCTCGATCCCGGCCACGCCGCAAAGAAATGCGGCGGTAAACTCGGCTACCAGTTCCTCTTTGGAGTAAACCGGATCACCGAAACGATGCGCGCCGTCCGCTACACCGTCGCGCTTTAAGCGCCGCTCGTGTCCGGTGCTATGGGCCATTTCATGGAAGAGGGTGCTGTAGTACTCTTCCCTCTTTGTGAACGTGGCCGCGGCGGGCATACTGATATAATCCAGCCGCGGGTTATAATAGGCGCCGTCGGTCCCGGTTTGGATGCGCGGACAATCCGCATACTTGGCCGTGATCCGCTCCGCCTCTTCGATAGGACTAAACGCTGGCGCGTTGGCTGGCGTGACTAGCGCCGGATGCGTCAATCCTTCGCATTGATCCACGTTGAACACGTTATAATAACGGAGCATCACCCGGCGCCCGCGGCCCGCTTTGCCCGGCTCGGCGCCCGTTTGCGCTTCGCCGTTTGCGCTTTCCTTTTCGTCAAAGAACTTCCAGAAGATCACCGGGGTTGCCGTTGATCCCTTCTTTATACGTCCGCCGAGCTCGTTAGCTTGCCGGAGCGTGAGCCAATACGGTGACGAAAAGCCGGACAGGATGAGCGTCCAAACATTCGCGCCGCGGTACGCTTTGCCCGTGACAAGGTTACGCGGAGCGCCCGCCGCGCCACCTTTCCAGGGCTTACGCCACGGAACAACACCCGCTTCTAGTGATTTGGCAATACGATCCGCGATCATTTTGTAGATTTTTTCCATTGTCTTTTTCCCCTTTTTTCGTGTTACCATGTTTTGCTGTTTTTCCCTCGTAAAATCTAAGCGCGCATTGCTTAGATATTTGAAATATTACCATGAAACGGCGGTACGTGTCAAGCGCTCTATAAAAAATAATTTTGGGCGCTGTAATGGGTGATAGAGAATTAAGACAATGAGCGCGGGAAAATGAGTAAGAATAGATGCCCGGTGGCTGTGATTCTTTATAATATGGAAAATGGACGCGGCGAAGGATTGAAAGGGAAAGGACCGATGACAGGGGACGTTTGAGCGCTCTGATGCCAATATGATCCACGCGCCCGCGATCAATGCCGCCGCGATCCTGGCCAAAAATCCGCGCTTTTGTGTCAAATGTTAATAAATACTTAGCTATGCGTTTCTATAAGTCCTTACATTTGAGCTACTTAGAAACCTAATGTCCTATAATATTGACTATGTTAGGTAGGGGTGGGGTAAACAATATTCAGATTTAGAGGGGGGGAGGGGGGCTTTTTGCCCTTCGGCCGGAAATCCCTGGGGACGCGCTTCAACACGGATCAGATTTTTGAGCTTTGACCTCTTATTACCACGAATCACAAAGCGTGTAACCCCCTGTAACCGTTTTTGCAAGTCCAGGGGTTTCCTTGACTTAGGTGTGGTTACACATGATAGAGAAGTGTAACCGAAGTGTAACCCCATAACTCCAACAACCACAAACCTTTACACCAAAAGGTTACACGGTTACATAATATAGGGGCTTTTGAACAATTGCCTTTTCATTTTTCCAACGAGAAAAAAGTGTAACCTTGTAACCTTTTCGTGTAACCTCGTTTAGTTTCAATGACTTATGCGGTTACACATCCGGTAACACATTGGTTACACATCGTCCGAAGTGTAACCTCTCCCCCCAACGCTTCGCTGAACACCCCTGGACCCCTTTCAATTTTTCAAAAGCAATTTCCATTACGCCTATATTATAGGGCGGGCCTTCCCTGCCCACGGTCCCCTGGCGTTCGATCTACTATTTTGGCCAAATTAGTAGTTTCCACGAGGAAACAAATTATTCTTTGTGATGGACACACTTTAACAATTGTGATAATCTCTTTCACGCGGGGTGGACCACCGGAAGGTCGCTGGCCTCATGCGCCGGAAATAGGGAGTTCGATTCTCTCCCCCGCAACCAAAACCTACGGAGGATTTTATGGTAGACGAAAAACAGCCGGCCGTGCTCGAAGTCGAGCTCACCAACGCGAAGAAAGAAAACGAGCGCCTGTCCGAAGCCAACGAAAAATTGGCCAAGGATCTTGAGAAGGCAAACAAGGCCATCAAGACACGGGCGGAGGAAGTCAAAAAGCTCGCCGCGGACATCGAGGAATTGAAGGAAGCCAACGCCGCTCTCGCCGCGGCCGCCGACAAAGCGAAGGCCGGCACGCTCGAACAGAGTGAGCTCACGGTCGAGGCGCTGTTGACCGCGGCTCTCGGGAAACTCTTGAAGTTCAACGAAGAGCTCCCGTGCACCGAGAACGAAAACGCGATCCGAAAGATTCAGGATGCGAGCGATTGGCTGGCGCGCCGCACGTCGCTTCGTCAAGCGCAAGGCGTCGAAGGAACGCGCAAGCCGCATCACTCTTCGATCTAAAGCGCCATGGCAATGTCGTCGGAAGAGCGGAAGGCGCTCATTCAAAAGCACCGGGAAAAAACCGCGCTCGCCAAAGAATTGACGGCGGGTAAAAAAGAGCTCCCGCCAAAAGAAGTGCCCGCGGCGGTTTCTCCCCTGGTCGAAGCCGGCGGCGGTCCCGTCTTTTTCGACGACATTGCGATCTCCAAAAAAGTTTTTGGGCTTAACCCCCGCAAGTTCACCAACCGAAAAGCTCTTGAGTTTTTCAATGAGTACATCAAGCACGGCATTTTGACGAAGGCGTGCCGGATCGTCGGCATCAATCCCCGCACCGTGTACGACGCGGTGAAGCTACATCCGAAGTTTGCCGACGCCATGGCCGTCGCCCGGCGCATTGCTATTGAACGGCTGGAAGAGGAAGCTCACCGCCGCGCGGTCGAGGGAGTGGCCGAGCCCGTTTTTTATCAGGGCGAGGAAGTCGGCACCGTGCAACGGTACTCGGACCGGCTCTTGGAGCTGTTGCTTGAAGCGAACAAGCCCACGAAGTTCGGCCGCGAAAAGAGATCGGGCGGAACACCGTCCGGCGGAGAAGGGGGAGGCGGCCCGGCGGTCCAGGTGATAATCCAGCAGTTCGGTGATGGCAAGACGTTGGCGGTGATCCAAAACAACCAGGCGAAGGAAAACGATGGCACAGCAAAAGATAGTTCTCCCGTACAAGTGGAAACCCCGGACCTATCAGATCCCGGTATGGAGCTACCTTGAAGCCGGCGGCCGACGCGCCGTCGTCTTGTGGCATAGGCGCGCGGGAAAAGACGCCGTTGCGATCAATTGGTGTGCCACTTCTTGTTTTCGCCGCGTCGGGTTGTATTGGCACGTCCTACCTACCTATGACCAAGGCCGAAAAATTGTATGGGAAGGCATTACCGCTACGGGCCAGCGATTTTTGGACGCGTTTCCCGGACACGATCACCCTGGAGTCCCACACCCGGTTACAGGCGATTATGGAATTGTTAAGCGCAAACGCGACGACAAAATGTTTTTGGAGCTCACCAATGGGTCGGTTTTTCAAGTCGTGGGTACAGACGACATTGACAGACTTGTGGGAGCCAACCCTGTTGGCGTTGTCTTTTCCGAGTTTTCTCTTCATAACCCAGCCGCATGGGACTATATCCGACCTATTTTGGCGGAAAACGGCGGATGGGCGCTTTTTATCTTTACAATGCGCGGAAAAAACCACGGCTACCAGCTTTTCAAAATGGCTCAAAAAATTATGCGAAAAGCCCAGCCGGGAACGGTGCCGGATTGGTTTGCGGAAAATCTTACGGTCAATGACACGAAGAGAGAGGACGGATCGCCGGTAATTACGCCCGAGGCCATCGAAGCCGAACGCGAGGCGGGGATGTCCGAGGAAATGGTCCAGCAAGAGTTTTTCAATGACCCGAACGCCGCGGCCGTCGGTGCGTATTACGCCAAGGAAATTGCCGCGTGCGAGAAGGCCGGACGCGTGCGGTCCGGGATTTACGATCCGGCACTTCCCGTGGACACGTATTGGGATCTCGGCATGAACGACACGATGTCGATTATCTTCACCCAGCAATTCCGAAACGAAATCCGCATCGTGGACTATTACGACAATTCCGGTTTCGGGATGAATCACTACGCGAAGGTGCTCCAAGAAAAACCGTACACTTACGGCCAGCATTTTGCGCCGCACGACATCAAGGTGCGCGAGCTCTCGGGCGAAGGTGTCTCGCGGTTGGAGAGCGCGCGGAAGCTCGGGATCAATTTCCGCGTCGTGCCAAAATATTCCCAAGAGGACAAGATCAATGCGGTGCGGTTACTTTTCGCGCGGTTTTGGTTCGATGCTGACGGCGCCGAGCGGCTGATCGAAGCGATCAAGGACTATCAAAAGCGGTGGGACGCGGTGAAGAGGATTTTTCTCGATGAGCCGCTTCACAATTGGGCCTCGCACCCGTGCGACGCGCTGGCGTATATGGCACTTGCGATCAAAAGACCCCTGGCCCCGCCGACGCAAACGCACGCGGAAACGAACGTAGGCAATGCCCTCGGCCAGCGCCCGGTGATCCACCCGGCCGAAGCCGAGACAGAGTACGATCCATATAAACATTGATTTATGTTTTTGATTAAGCTAGGATAAGGATGCTGAAATGATAAAAGTTTTGCGGGCAACTGTTGAGGACATCGACCGTGTAATACCACTGGCCAAAATGATGCACGAAGAGAGTGTGTACCACTCCCTTCCCTTTGAGCCGGAGTTTGTGCGGCGGTTCGCCGCGCACGCTGTTGTTGATCAAACATATTGCCCGCTGGTAGCGGTGGATGGATCCGCGATCATCGGATTTTTTTGTGGACAGATCTCGCAAACTTTTTTCGGGCCGGGGCTCATTGCCAGCGACCATGTTTTTTATGTAGAGCCAACGCACCGCGGAACGAGCGCCGCTCCCCGCCTTCTAGCGGAGTTTGAAAAGTGGGCGTTCGGGCTGGGAGCCCGAGAAATCTTTTTAGGTATCACGACCGGCGTGCACGAAGATCGCACGAGCGAGTTTTACGCGCGAAGCGGGTATAAGCTCGCGGGCCGTGTCGCAAAGAAGGAGGCCAAATAGTGTGCTTTAAGGGACCCAAGCTCGAACAGCCGGCGCCGAATCCCGCGCCGCCCACGCGTGATGAAGCCGCGGGCACATCCGAGGCCGACAAAGAACGGGAACGGCTCCGCAAGATCAATGCCGCCGGCCGCGGCGGAACGCTTCTCACCGGATACGGTGGCCTCGGTGCGCCGACTGATGTTGAGAAGAAAACTTTATTGGGGGCCTGATCATGCCGGCAATCGTTTCGGACCGCGAGAGTAGTTCGGCCAAGGCCGTTTGCGCGCGCTACGAAATCATGGACAGCCAGCGCGCTGTCCTTAAAGGCCATTGCCAAGAGATTGCCGAGCTTGTCGTTCCTTCGCGCGTCGGTTTCATTTCCCAAACTACTCCCGGCTCCAAAGCCAATGTTTCAAAAATCTATGACGGCACGGCACCATGGGCGTGCGGCGAGCTCGCGGCCGCGCTCCACGGGCTTTTGACGAATCCCGCATCCCGCTGGTTCCAGCTCCAAACGGTCGTGCGCGAGCTCATGGATGATCCCGATATGCTCTTGTGGTTGGAGGATGTCGAGGACGACACCTATCACGTTTTCGCTTCCCCGCAAGCAAACTTTTCGAGCCAGGCCCACGAGCTCTATTTGGATCTCGCCGGCTTCGGCACCGCGATCATGCTTATCGAGGAAACCCCTGGCATTGGCCCGGGCCTTCGGTATTGCACTTTATACCTTGGCCAATGCGTGATCGCGGAAAATGCCATGGGCGTGGTAGACACTCTTTCGCGCAAGTTCAAAATGACGGCGCGCGTGATCGCCCAGCGGTGGAAGGAAGCCGTTTCGGATTTTCCTGATCCGGTGAAAAAGGCCCTTCTTGAAGAGCCGTTTAAGGAGTTCACAATCATCCACGAGGTTCGGCCGCGAGAAGATGCCGAGCGCGACGCGACCAGCATCATGCCGCTCAACAAACCTTTTTCGTCGTGCTATGTGATCGAAGAGTGCAAGTACAAACTTTCCGAGGGCGGCTTCGACGAGTTCCCTTATCTTGTTCCACGCTGGACGAAAATGGCCGGTGAAACTTACGGCCGCTCGCCCGCAATGACGGCGCTGGCCGACATCAAAATGGTCAACAAAATGGTGGAAACGACGCTCCGCGCCGCGCAGAAGATCGTCGATCCCCCGCTGTTGGTCCCGGACGATGGCTTTATGCTTCCGGTCCGCACCACGCCGGCGGGCCTCAATTTCTTCCGCACGGGCCTAGCGGACAATAACATGATCCGCGCGCTCGAAACGAAAGGTAATCCCCAGCTCGGCCTCGATATGATCAATGCGACGCGCGAGCAAATCCTTCGTGCGTTTTATCAGGACCGGCTCAAGCTCCAAAAGGAAAAAGTCGAAATGACGCGCTTCGAGGCAGAAGAGCGCGCCCAGGAAAATCTCCGCATGATGTCGCCGGTGACGGCGCGCATCGAGTACGAGTTTTTGAATCTCGTCGTCGAGCGCACCATCCGCATCCGCGCCAAACAGGGCTTCCTTCGCACGCCGCCAGCGACCGCGGGAAATCGCGTGTCGCTCAAAACCGAATACGTTTCGCCCCTGGCTCGCGCGCAAAAATCCGGTGAGGCGTTTGCGGTACAACAAGCGATCAATCTCATGGCTCCGCTGGCCCAGGCCGATCCGACCGTGCTCCACAATTTCGATGGCGACGTGATCGCGCGCTCGACGCCCAAGTGGTTCGGGCTTCCCGCGAAGGTCCTTCGTTCGCCGGAAAAGGTTGCCTCAATTCGTAAACAGGCCGCCGCACAGCGCGCCGCGGAAACGGAAAAAGTCGATATGGTCCAGGGCGCCCGCGCCGCCAAAGACATGGCCGCCGCGCAGAAGGTCGTATGAGCGGCCTCACGCTCAAGATCGGGGACCGGACGGTACTTCTCCCGGGCCAACAGCCCGCGCAAAAGCCGGTCGATCTTTTACAGCTTCAAAATGATTTTCGTGAGCTTTTCAATTGTGATGCGGGAGTGAACGTCCTCGAATATCTTTTAAGGACGTGCCACTCTTTTCGACCCACGCACGTAATTGAGGATCCAAACGGACGACACTCGGCGTTTCAAGAAGGCCAGCGCCATGTGATTGATTCAATATTGGCCTTCCTCATTAAGTCGCCCGAAGAGCTTTCCGCTTTCGTGGCCGAAATGAACAAGGAGTAAATTATGTCAGATGCACCAGGATCAGGAGCACCGGGTAGCGGGGCACCAGCCGGCGGCGGAGCCGCGGGTGGTGGCGCGTCCGGGGCGAGTGACAATCCCTTTCTCCAAACACTCCCCGAAGAGTTCCGTGGAGAAGCGGCGCTAAAAGACATCAAAGATCTCAGCGCGTTGGCAAAGGGTTATTTGCACGCGCAGAAACTTGTTGGGGCCAAGGGGGTCATTGTCCCCGGCGAGAACGCAAAGCCCGATGAGATCGATGCGTTTCATACCGCGCTCGGAAGGCCCAAAACGCCCACAGAGTACGGCTTCAAGGACGACGGACTTCCGAAGGATATGCTCGGCCGCGAAGGTCTAGTCAACGTGGTTCAGGGCATCATGCACAAGGCCGGTGTTTCAAAGAAGGCCGCGGAGGAAATCTTCAACGGTTATTCCGCGTACATGAAGGCCGAAATGGAGAAGATCGGCCAAAACGTCGCCGCCGAAAAAACGAAGCGCGTTGAAGGGATCAAGAAAGAGTTTGGCGCGGACTTCGATAAAAACATGGCTGTTGCGCGTGGCGTTGCCAAGAAGTTCGACCCCACAGGCACCCTGGCAAAGTGGCTTGATGAAACCGGCATGGGCGATCATCCCGATCTCATCAAGGCATTTTTGTCTATTGGAAAAGCCATTGGACCGGATCAGTTTATCACCGGCGACGGCCGACCGGCTGGAACGAATCCGACGCAGAACGAGGCCATTGAGAAATTGAAAACGCTCAAGGCCGACGCCGCTTGGGTGAAGAAATATCTCAATAAGACCGAGGCCGGTCACAAGGAAGCGGTTGAGGAACATCAGAAGCTTATGGAGATCGCATACCCAAGTTAGGGCTTGACGATTTTCCGACAAAGGTGTAAACTTTTGTCAAAGATTGCTCGGGGAGCCGCAAGGTCCGAGTGAAGCGTGTAACAGCACGTCGTCGCGCGCGAGAAGCGTAGATCGGGGTCCGTAAGGGTAGCTCCGGTTGATAATTGGTAACATAAATCATCAATCGGAGGTTTGTCATGTCTACCCAAATCACGACCGCAATGGTGCAAGGATACCGCGCCAACGTGGATCTCCTTTTACAGCAACAGGGTTCGTTGCTGGAAGGAAAGGTCCGCGTGGAAACGCAGAACGTCGAGTTCGATTATTATGATCGGATCGGCGCGACCGAGGCGAACGAAATCACGGATCGCCACGGTGACACGACGTACAACAACACGCCGCATGATCGGCGTCAGGTCGGCCTTCGTGACTACGATTGGGCCGATCTCATCGACAAGGCGGACAAGGTTCGGTTGCTCCATTCGCCCGAATCCGAATACGCCATGTCCGCGGCCTTCGCTCTCGGCCGCAAGAAGGACGATGTGATCATCAGCGCGTTCTTCGGCACAGCGAAATCCGGCAAAGCCGGCGCCACTTCCGTCACGTTCCCCGCGGGGTATCAGATCGCGGTGAATTATGTGGAATCGGGAGCCGCCGTCAATTCCGGCCTCACCATCGGGAAGCTCCGCCGCGCGCGTACGCTTCTCCGTCAGGCCCAGGTGCCCAAAACGGCAAAGATTTACATTGCCGTAACCGCCACGCAGATCCAGGATCTTCTCCAGACCGTTCAGGTGGGATCCGGTGACTACAACGCGGTGAAGGCGCTGGTCGATGGCGAAGTCAACAAGTTCATGGGCTTCGAGTTCGTCGAAATCGAACGCCTCTCCACCGACACCAACAGCTACCGCCGGATCCCCGTGTGGGCCCAGGACGGTGTGCTCTTGGCGAAAGGCGCCGAGGTTTCGGCCAGCATCGATGTTCTTCCGACGAAGCGTCACTCGACCCAGGTTCGTGCCTGGATGTCTTGCGGCGCCACCCGCATGGAAGAAGGGAAAGTCATCGAGATCAAGTGCGCCGAGTAATCGGACGCACGTAACCGAAACCAGGATCTAAGGGAGGTTCATCATCATGGCAGTCACAGCACAGAACAGCACCGAATACGCGGTGCAAATCGCCGGGGACGGCTCGCGTAATCACGCGACGCTCCAGGGCGGAAAAAAGCGTATTGCGGTTTTCCACCATGTTCAGAGCGGCGCGGGGGACGTGGGTTCCTACGCCAATCTCGCCAAGTTGCCCGCGGGCGTCGTCCGCGTGCTCGGCGTGCACCTGAACAGCGAAGCCCTGGGCGCGGCGCGCACCATGGACTTCGGCCATGCGGGTTACACCGGCATGGACGGTGTGGCGGTTGCGGCCGATGAAGCCGCGTTTTACGCCGCCAAGGACGTGTCGTCCGCGGTGGATGCGTTTATCCGCTTCGGCGGAGCGAGCGCGGCCGGCGTGGAGATCCAAAGCAAAGACGGCTTCGTGGTCCAGGCCCAGGTGGAAGGCGACACCTTCCCGGACACGAAGAAGGTCAACGGCTGGATCGAGTACGTCGTCGAGTAAGCCGTAATCGGTAAAAATCGGGCCACCATCAATAACCTTGGTGGTGGCCCATTTTGCATAGTGGGGGTGTGGGATGGCATCGGAAGTTGAAATCGTCAATCGTGGCTTATTGGCCATTGGCGCAAACGCTGTCCTAAACCTTACCGAAAACTCAATCGCCGCGGTCGCGGCGAATCGCATTTATGCGGATGTGCGCGACGCGGTTCTCTCCGCACACACGTGGAACTTCGCAATTAAGCGCGCGATCCTGGCGCCTTCCGGGACCGAGCCACTTTTCGAGTGGTCCTATAAGCTCCCGCTCCCGGCGGACTTTATCCGAATTGTTCCCAGCTATTATCTCGAAAAGCTCAACGGCCCACACAAGGAAGAGGGCGGGTACATTTTCGCGGACACCAATGCTTTTTATTTGAAGTACGTGTGTCGGGAAACCAACGTCAATCTTTACTCCCCGCTTTTCAAAGAAACCCTGGGCGCCCGGATCGGAGCGGAGCTGGCCATCATTTTGTCGAACGACAAAAATATGGAAGCCAAACAGCTCAAGATCTATGGTGAGAAATTGAAAGAGGCGCGTTTTGTTGACGCGGTTCAGGATACACCCGAGGACGTGGAAGCGGACGAGTGGATCATGGCGAGGGCGTAAAATGGCACAGGCCCAGCCAATCAAAACAAATTTTACCGCCGGAGAATTAAGCCCCCGTCTTTTTGGCCGTGTTGATGTCTCGCGGTATCTCAACGGTGCCGCATTACTTGAAAACTTTGTTATTCTCCCGCACGGTGGAATTATTGGCCGCCCGGGATCTCGCTTTGCCGCCGAGGTCAAGGATTCTTCCAAGATCACTCGGCTCATCCCATTTGAGTTTAATGAAACTGATTCTTATATCATGGAGTTTGGCGATCTCTATGTGCGCTTTTACGCCAACGATGGGGCTATTCTTGAGAGCGCGGTAAATATCACGGGCGCCACGCAAGCCAGCCCTTGCTCGATCCATGCGGTCGGTCACGGTTACACTACCGGCGACGACGTGGTGATCGAGAGTGTTGGGGGCATGACCCAGCTCAATGGCAAGCGTTTTCGCATCACCGTCACCGGCGCCGACGACTTCACCTTGAACGGGATTGACAGCACGGCGTACGGAGCTTATACGGCCGGCGGCACCGTGAAGCGCGTTTACACGAAGGTGTCCCCGTACACGTCCGCCCAGCTTTTCGGGATTCAGGTCGCGCAATCCGCGGATGTGATGTATCTCGCACACGCCAGCGTGCGTGTTCAAAAACTCTCCCGCACCGCACACACAAGTTGGACGTTCACGGCCGTGGACTTCCAGGACGGTCCCTATCTTCCCGAGAACACAACCGCGATCACTATTACTTCGTCCGCTTCCGCGGTAGGCGCCGCTACTCTTACCGCCAGCTCCGCGCTGTTTGCCGCGACCGATGTTGGCCGCGTGATTGCCTACAAGAACACCACCACGTACGGATGGGCGCGCATTACGGCGTTCACCAGCTCCACCGTGGTGGATGTCACCATCGTAAAGGCGTTTGACGGAACGAGCGCAAAGACCACGTGGAAACTCGGGGCTTTTTCGGATACCACTGGCCACCCCGTAGCGCTTTGTTTCCACGAGCAACGCTTTTGGCTGGGTGGACCTGGCGCGCGCACACAGACCGTTTACGGTTCCGTCGCCGGAAGTTACGAGAACATGGCCGAAGGCACCGCGACCGCCACCGATGCTATCGTCTACACAATTGCGTCAGACAAGGTAAATCCGATCCGCTGGATGTCCCCTGGAAAAGAAATTGTTATCGGGACCGGCGGGGCCGAGTTTGTGCTGGGTTCGGGTGATGCCAATGCCGCGATCACTCCGTCCAATGTCAAGATTACCCGCGAAACTACCTATGGGGTGGATCAGGTCCCGCCAGCCAGGATTGGAAATGTCGTGCTGTTTCTCCAGCGAGCCCGCCGAAAAATCCGGGAGTTTGGGTACAAGTTTGCGGACGATGCCTTCGATGCAGACGACATTACGATTTTGTCGGAGCATATTATCCGTGCCGGCGTCGTGGACATGGCCTATCAGCAAGAGCCCAACAGCAACCTATGGTGCGTTCGTGCGGACGGTCAGCTCGCGGCGCTCACCTACCAAAAGGCCCAGCAAGTTTTTGGGTGGTCGCGCTGTATCATGGGGGGTTCTTTTTCGACGGGGGATGCTGTCGTGGAAAGTGTCGGCGTGATCCCGGACGACACACAGGATCAGGTTTGGATGCTCGTGAAACGTACGATCAACGGCCAAACGAAGCGCTACGTGGAATATCTCACCGAGCCCTTTTATGGCTCGACGGAAGCGGAGAAAAAGTTAGCCGTTCAGCTCGACAGCAGTTTGTCGTATAACGGCGCCGCGGTAAATGTCGTCACCGGAGCGGATCACCTTGTCGGACAGACCGTCGGGATTTTGGCCGATGGGAAGGTCCAACCGGATCAGGTCGTCGCCGCCGACGGATCCATCACGCTGGCCGGCGGCCTCACCGCGGCGATTGTGACGATTGGGCTCAAGTACAGGCCAAAGGTCCAGCTCTTGACGTTCGAGCCGGGAAACCCCCTGGGCTCGTCCCAAGGAAAAATTGCCCGCGTCAATGCGATCATTTTCAGGGTGTATCAATCTTTGGGTGGGTGGGTTGGTCCGACCAGCTCGGACTCGGACTTGAAGGAAGCGGTGTACAACGATAGTGGGGAGACAGATGATCAATCTCCGCCATTGAAGAGCGGATATATTCGTCAGCTTCTTTCGTCCGGGTATACGCGCGAGCCGGCCGCCTATTATGAACAGCGCGACCCGCTACCGATTACGATTTTGACGGCAATGCCGGAATATCAGGTTAATCCGGCGTGATCGTCGAAGAGCTCAAACCGGAGCACTTCGAGCGGATCAAATTACGCCAGCTTGAGAAGGAAACGCTCGACGCGTTTCACACGCGGCTGGGTCAGCTCGTTGAAGTGGCTTCGCGTGGTCCCGCTTATGCGGTGGTCCAAGACGATGAAGTGCTGGTGATCGGAGGGCTTGCGTTTGTTTGGGGCCGAGTTTGGGAAGCGTGGCTCTTGTCCTCGGAAGGGATCGAGCGGCATCCCTTCGCGGCACGCGCGATTGTCCGAACGCTACGCGCGACCGAGGCCGAGCTTGGCGACCGGGTTCAGCGGATTCAAGCACAGGCGCCGGTGAGCCAAAAGTGGACGGCCAGGTGGTTCAAGTTTTTGGGATTGAGGTACGAAAGCACCGCGCGAAAATACACGGCGCTCGGTGAGGATGCAGTAATCTACGCAAAGGTGATCGATGGGAATTGAGTTCTTGGTGGCGGCAACGGTAGTCTCGGGAGCGGTAAGTGCGTTTGGTCAGTACCAAGCCGCACAGACCCAGCGCCGTGTTGCGGATTTCAATGCCGCCATTGCGCGCAACAACGCCGTGTCCGCAAAGCAATGGGCGGACTATAACGAACAGCGTACGCGCGAACAGCAAAAATATCGCCGTGAAAAAATGCTGTCCGCCTTCTTAAAGGCCGGCGTCACTCTTGAAGGAACGCCCACAACCGTTTTCGAGGAACAATTGATCCAGGACGAGTTAGACGCCCTGGCTATCCGCCGCGGTGGTCAGGCCGAAGCCGCGCGGTACGAAAATCAATCTAATGTGTTCAACTTAGAGGGCCGCGCCGCCCAGCAAGCGGGGTTGATTGGTGCGGGCACAACGCTTTTGACAACGGCCACCGAGGTCGGGAAGATCCGGGCCGGATACTACACGCCGGAAGGGGCGCAGACATGAGCCGAGATCTTGAGATTTCTTTTGCCAGCAACAATGCCCGGGCGACTATGCCGGGTGTTCCGGTGGACGCGAACGCGTTATCCGCGCCGTACACCGCTTTGGCAAAGGGCGCCGCGGCTGTTGGCGGGGGCCTGGCCGATCTTGCGAAGATCGCCATGAAGAAGGACGCCGCGGCAATTGTCGCGGACACCCTTACGTCGGTCCATGAGGACACCAACAGAGACTATTTGGAGGCCCAGCGAAACTCCCGCACCAATACCGGCGACCCGGATGGGTCCGGCAATGTGTCGGCCATCGATACCATTGTGCGTTTCCCCGAAGAGGCCGGGGTCAATCCCGATCTCAATGGAAAGACGTTTAGCCAATACGTGCTTGGATCCTACGATCAGCGCACGAAGGACCGGCTGTCGAAGATCAAAAACCCTATTGCCCAGCAAGAGCTCCGAAACAAGTTCACCACGCTCCGCAATCAGCTCGCTGGCCAGGCCCTCGATTTTGAGGCCCGGACGATCCTCGACACCCGCAAAGTGATGGTCGGCCAGGCCGCGGATCGGATGGGCCGGCTGGTGCTCGATAACCCGATGCTTTACGATAGCCAGGTGGCTTTGCTCCAGCAAAGCATCGACGGCGCCGGCCTCGGCGCGGATACCGCCGTGGTGAAGGACAAAATGGCAAATCAGCTCGCGGTGTCGGCCGCGAAAGGATGGATCGAGGTCGATCCACTCAAGGCGAAGGAGCTTCTTTCCAGCGACGCGGCTTCTTTTCGGCGCAATTTATCGCCGGATCAGGTCGCCGCGCTCAAGAGCCAAGCCGAATCCGCGTTTGATCAAAAAATGGCCCAGGCCCGGCAAACCCTTTCCATGGAAGAGGCGTCGCACAAGCAATCGCTTCTCGAAACCGGCGAAGGCATCCCTGGTTACGAGGCCCAATTGAAGCGGGCGTATGCCGATAACCCCGAGGTATTGAAAAGCAAACTCGAAGAGTACGACATCATGCGCGGGGCCTATACGCACAAGACGGCTATGGACGGGATGCCTCTCTCGAAGCTCGCGGATTATGCGCGCGGACAGCGCCCGCCGGCCGGTGATACGCAATACGCAAACAAATCCAAGGTGTCGGACTTCCTTGAGAAGTACGCGGCGGAGCAAATGAAGCTGGCCCAGGAAGATCCGGGCCTCTTGGTTGAGCAATTGAATCAGAAAAAGTTTGACGAGATCCAAGACACCCGCCAGCGGGCTCTTTTGCGCCTGGCTTTGGAGGAACAAAAGGGCATCCCGGAGGAACGTCGTCGGATGCTGGCCAATGCCGAGCGCGACGGGATCATTCAGACGATCCAAAGTGCCCAGCCGAACGAAGTTTTGTCGGTCATTCAACGCTTCACGCAAGAATACGACGCTGGCAATCCCAACGAGCAAGGTTTGTCCGATCATTTTTACCGTGAGCTTACGGTAAAGAAGGACGGCCTGGCCCCGGTTTATAATGTGCTTTTGCAGAATGTCCGTGACGGCTCCCCCGTCGCCTTCGATCTTGTGCGTTCGCTCACTTTGAGTGACGAGCTCAAGAAATACAAGCCGGCCGAGGCCGATCAGAAAAAGCTCTACGAGAAGGTGGACAAGCAAATGAAGGATTGGTCCCAGGGCTTCTTGTACGGCACCGCCGAGAATCTTCCCCAGGTCAATGAAATGCGCCAGGTCGTCGCAGATCTCGCCAAATTGTACGTGGTGGATCAACGCATGGACGAGGGTGCGGCTGTAGACAAGGCCACTCGCAAATTGATCACGGACAAATTGGCGGTTTCCAATGGAACACTCCAAATCCCTCGGGTGATTTATGATCAAGGGAAGCGGGTGCCGGCTGTCGCGCGCACCATCCAAGCCAATTTGAGGGATGCCAAGTTTTCGATCCTTAAAGGCGAGATCCCTTTCGATATTGAACGGACTTTTGGCGGTGCGCCGGATTTTATCGACGCGAAAACGCGAAAAGAGATCATTGGCACCGCGCTCAAGCGGGGATATTGGAAAACCAACGCCGATTACTCCGGCGCGTACTTCATGGTCCCGCTGGTCAACGGAGATCTCCCGATTTTGGACAAGAACGGTGGGCCTTTCAGCATTTCTTTTGCGGACGCGCAGAATAGGTCGGGGAAAATCAAGAGCTCCAAGAAGAATCCCTATGATGCCGTCCCTCGCGTCGATATGTTTGTGGAGCCGCAAGGATGAGCGGACCGATCAATGGGACAGAGCGGCAATATGATGAAACGCGGTACGCGGACGCCTTCAATGAGGTCCAAGTAAGCACTCCGCGCGTGTGGGGCGCCGCGCTTCACGAGGCGTTTTTGGACAATCCCGAAATGTCCGTTTTCCGCCTGTCCGAGAACGATGTTGCACGTGGGCGAATCCCTCGGATCGCTACGGCCGCCGCCGGGGTAATGATCCCTGGCCTCGGTCCCCAGGGGGCGGACATACTCACGGACGTGGGTGATCGGTTTATGCCGAAGCTGGAGCGGATCAGCGAGGACGATTTCAATAATTCCTACGCCCAGCTCGGGCTCAAGTGGGACAACGCCATGACGAAAGACATGGCGGAGATCTTAGCCAGCCGGAAACGGCGGGAGCTTCGTAATCTCGATATTATGTCCCGCGGCGACGGTGGAGCGGTGGAGAACGTGGGGAAGTTTGGCTCCGCGCTGGTGGCCTCTCTCTTGAGCCCAGCGAACATTGCGATTTCGTTTATCCCCGTTGTGGGGGAGGGTCGTTGGGCCGCGTGGGTGTCGAAGTACGGCATCACGAAAGCCCGCCTCGCGCGGGGCGCCGTCGAAGGTTTGATCGGCCAGGCCGCCGTTGAGCCGCTTACGTTTGGCGCGAGGACGGAAGAACAGGCGGACTACACCGCCATGAACAGTTTGGCCAACGTCACGATGGGCTTGGTCATGGGTGCCGGACTTCACACGATTGGGGGGAAGGTCCACGATCTTCTCGCGTCCGGTCGGGAGATCCAAGCCGATCTACGTGCCACCGACGTGGCCGCGAGACAGTTGGCGGATGGGCGGGCGGTGGACGTTGGCCCGGTTCATTTGATCAATACCGCGGAGGTAGGTCATGCGCGCGCACAATTCAA